ATCAGGAGCCAAAAAAGTTGGCAATGTTGCACATATACCTGTCCCGTTCCCGGTCCCTTTTCCTACAATTCCGCTAACAATAACTAGAAACCGGTTGCCAAACTTAATGTATCGAGCGACTAAAGGCTGACTTGCAACAAATCCGTTTTTTGGCGTCAAAGTAACGCTTTGCACCGCACTAGCTAGTTCGAAAAAAGTTTTTGCATCAGCAAGTGCTTTATCTGCTTTAGCCTGTGCGCTAGATGCTGTTTCTTTTGAATTCCAGTTCGTTTTATCTGCTGCGGTGACATGAATATCCGCATTATTTACATGTGCATTTAAGTCTGTTTTTTGTGCGAATTGCGATGGCTGCATATCATCAAATTGTGTTTTTAAATCATCTGCTTTTTTATCAACGTCATCTAATTTAGTGTTTAATCTCTCGAACGATTCATCGAATATTTTTTCGTAATCATCCCAGCGCTCCACATAAAATTCTGATACTGGGAAAAAGTCGCTATCTATTAATGCTTTTTTTATCTCAAAACTGAATTTATATACCCGCATCGCTTGACTGTTTTTGTATTTTATATACAATTCAGCAATAGCATTGCCAGCGTGTGCTATTTGAGAGTCTGTAAGTGAGTATTCTGCAATTCCCCTAACACCATCAATAATAGTTGGTTTCACAAGATACTTACTCTCTGACTCTGTTCCTTTCGCTAAAATCATTGCAAGCTCTAATTCAGCAGCAGACGATAATACTAAATCTTGATTATCTTTATCTATATTAAAAATAAGTCTAGCTGTTCCGCCAGAATCTTGCGTATAAAAAACAGATTTTTGAAGTGGTTTATCTTCTTGCGTTGTGACGTTAAAATCATATACACCATTTTTATGAATAACGTTTTCAGTCATGTTCTAACCACTCCCCCGCCACTCAGTTTCGTAGGCGTATCAGCTTCCCAAGTCCCGCTATTGAGATTGAAAATATCGGCGCTTTGAGGATACAAACCAATCGCACTTTTTGCGCCATGGACGATATTCTGAACCTCGACTCTAGCAGTGTTATAACCGCGAACATCAACATTTTGTGAGGCAAAATAACAGCCGTTGACATCAGCAGAACAAGCATCAATAAAAACCGCAGTGAACGGGTCTATTGCCTTAGTATTGAAGGCCATTCGGCATTTTGTAATCCTTACAAATCCGCATCGCGTCGCTTTAATGAAGTAGTTTTTCGTTGTGCCTGCCGTGTTCGTTTCTTCTAAACCAGCAATATATAAATAGCCGTTACTTCCTGTCGCAGAAATACTTCGAACTTGGCATCCGGTGCTACTGGTAGGGTCTACTGTTTCAAAGTTTGTAGACCTAATGTAGATATCCCCTCCCATGATTGGCGGAATAACGACATCTTCATTATACCGACCAGGAACAATCCAGATATTCACAGAGTTACTATTCAATACACGGGGCAAAGTCATTACTGCTTTATTTATCGTTTTAAAAGGTGCATCAATTTCACCAGTTCCTGCAATATCATCGCCTCTTGCATCATCCACAAATATTTCAATATTGCTGCTATCTAAGCCATATAAACGCTTTAAAATAGTATCTATATCGTTGTATTTATCCATTAGATCAAAAACATTCGTTGAAAGCTTTCCGACACCTGTTATTAAAGCATTTTCCGCGTAATTTATTCTATCGTTTAATGTTGTGAATTCAGTTTCTGGAACCAGAGAAGAAACGCGTGCGTCTACTACTTCGTTCGATTCATTCCCGCCGGATTTAATAACTAAGTTAGATATGCGCTGATTAACATGTGTCATATCTTGATTAGCTTTTTCAAGGCTTCCAGCTAGTTTTACTAAATTATCGTTATAGTTTTGCTGTAGTTCTGAGTTCATGAGTGGGTCTTGCCATTTTTTTAAATCCATCTATTTCGCTCCTCTCTTAATTGCTTTTGCTAGTTGAACCATGATAGAAACCATTGTTTTTTTGTTATTAGATAACGTCAATTCTGGCGGTTTGTTTGTAAAAATGTATTTCTTATAAGCGACTATTTGAACTTCGTATAAAAGGCCCAGCGGTTCATAAACAAACATTACATAATCGCCTTTTCCGCATTCGTATTTAAGCTTTAAAGAGATATTTCCAGTCGTCGCTGGATAGTCTTGTAGTTCAAGCTTCAAACGTCTTAGCATGCTGCTAGAAGTTGTATAACGCTCGTCTGATAACGGTTCTTGAATTCGCACGCCCCATTTAGCCGATTCCGGGCTGGTAAAAGTAACTGGCGGAAAGTAGTTATTTCCGTTGCTGTCGACTTTTCCATAGCCCTTAATTTGAGTTCTTAAGGATAACGTATCAATATCAAAATCGACTTCGTTTGTGTGCTTATTGTAGCGAATTTCGTTTTCTGTATGCTCTCCGTAATCTTCAGAGGGAATAAATGTTAATCGTTTATTGTCTGCTAGCATAACAAGCTTATAATCTTCCAACACTTCTTGAACTAGCTTTAGTAAATTGCCATTCCCAAAATTTTCTTGTGTAATATTTTCTAAAACCTTGTTTTTGTCAATGAGTTCAAAGCTAAAACCTTGTTTATCAGCTGCGAAAATATGTGTCAAACAATCTTTTGCACTCTTAGAACCCGAAATAGCGTTGTACTGATAGTCATCTTGCATCGTGAAATAAATATGCGTTGCTGTGACTTCTGAATAAACTATTTTCCCAACTGCGCCGCGTTTTAGCTGCTTAACAACAAATTCTTGGCCATCCAGATAAACAGAGCTTTCATGATTTAATAAGTCGAAAACATCTTGATTATTTCTTGTTTTCTCTACATAAAAATCTAGTTGCCATTGCTGATTTTCGACCCACGTTTCTGAAAATGTAGTAGGGTCAAAGCCTGTTAAAATCTCTTTGTATTGCTTTTCATAGTCACTTACAAATATGTCCATATTCTCACCCACCATCATTTATATAAAAACGGAAAATCCCACGTTGTTTCGATATTGCTTACATTCTCGATTTCGATTTCATTTCCGCCGGATAATAACGAAATAAGACCGAGATTAGTTTTCCGCCCGCAACGCACTCCGTTTTTCAAGATGTTACTGCCGTCCAGTTCGATTGTGTCATAAGCGTAGATTTTCTCATTGAATACGAATTTTTCACCAGTGCTTTTATTGTTAATTGTTAGTAAGCCGTCACTTCGACAATTCTTAATAGTAATTCTTAAATCGTGCATTCTAGGGTCAATATCAAAGCTCCCCGCGTTATACACAATAAATCTGTTTGATGTGTGCTTATACTTATAATTTTGTGATACAATGCCTTGTCCCGCTTGCCAAATGCCCTCGCTGAAAGCAAAAGGCGAAAGGCTAGTGCCTAACGATTCGCTAAAACCTTTGAAAACTTCAAATCTTAACGTAAACTGCGCATGCCCAGCACCTTTCCTATCAATATCGAAAGGTGCTGGATGAACGCAATATTTTTTTCCCGGGGTTTTCGTATGGAAAATGTAGTATTCTTTTCTAATAAAAATATCCTCGAATAATTCATCAAGTCGAACGTGATAGTCGATATTGCCATTTGTTTTGAATCTGCAAGTAAATTCAATATCGAAGCTATCGAAATTACTATCACTCGAACGATTGCCGTCGCTAAACTCATAGCTAGTATAATTATTGATAATTTGAGGACTAGCGCGACTTACTTCACTTATTTCAAAGTTATGTTTTTCGTTTAACTTGATAATTTTATTCGCTTGCATTAAATATAAATCTGTTTTTTTGTTCAAAGTAAGCCACCTCCGTATAGTCCTAAGTCTGTCATGCTGCCAATTCGATTATTAGAGTTGTTAGCTAATACTTCGCCATCTAAATTTAGAATGACTGGTTTAGCCCCGGACTCTTTAATTGCCTTGATTAAATCTGCATTGCTAGACTCTTTTGTCTTATTATCAATAATCGTCTTAACTGTAATAGTTCTGTTTAGATCAACACTTTTTAGGCCCAGCGCTTTTTCTGCGGAAATCTTCGGCAAAGTTATAGCTGGAACGGTCAAATTAGAAGCAGCGTTTACTACTTTATCAACCATTTTGTTAGTTGATTGCACCGCACCTTTAGCGCCAGCTAATACACCATTTCCAAGTCCATCAGTAAAGAATTTCCCAAGCTCGATGGCCACGCGCGAAGGTGAATGAATTCTAAGCGCCTTTTTCACCGAATTAGTGATTGTATTAGCGATGCTCTTAGCTGTGTTTTCTAGTTGTTTCTTCTGACTGTTAAGTCCGTTTATTAGACCTTTCGCCGCGTTAATACCAGCGCTATACATCGCATTAGCCGCTGTGTTACCCATTGACTTAGACGCTGAATTGATTTGATTCTGAGTGCTATTAATCGCTTTGATAGTCTTAGCATCAGATTTAGCAAGAGCTTGCGCATACGATGAACCATTTTCTACTCCCGATTCTAAGATGTCGCTTATAATGTCTTTACTAACGCCTTTTTTGCGCAATTTTTCCACATTCGCTTGAAAAGCTTTGATTTCTTTTAAGCGTTTCTGCATTTCCGCTTGTATTGACTGCGGGTTTTCTGCGTCTACGTTGCTAATAGATCCATAGCTTTGCATTTTTTCCGTGATTGAAGCCGCATACTCTTTACTTTGTTTCGTCAAGTCCGCCATTTTAGTATTAGCGGCTTTTAATTGAGCGACGACTTTATCACGTTTCTTAGCTGTTGCAGCTAATCTATTTGTTTGTTGAACAATGTAACCTTCAATGCTATTCAATGCTTTAGCTTGTTTGAGTTGACCACGACTCTTATTCTTAGAATGCAATCCCGCGTCAATCGCTGAGGATATTTTGTCTTTCAACGTACTGGATAGTTTTTTGATTTGCGATTCAGTTCCAAGCGCCCCAGCAACGAGATTACTTGCGGCTTTATTAACTGCTTTCGTCTTGCTGGCAATACCTAATGAGTAACCAGAGCCGAAGTCTCCACCTAGTTTTTTTGCTTTTTTGGAAGGTGATTTAGATTTTTGCGCATCTTTTACCGCTTGAAGCGCTTTATTAGCTAAAGACCCCGCCGCTTCTCCAACAGCGCCCATACCGCTCAAAATACCATTCACATATCCAGATGCAAAATCAGAACCAACTCCGCTGGAATCAACGGAACCAGCACCAGATTTAGCAGAATTGCCAATGCCAGTGCCTGCCGAAAATGCATTACCTTTTCCGTCCAAAATACCACTATTAAAACCGGATGCATTATTTGACCCTGTCATTTTGAATAAATTTGGGTCAAAAGCGCCATTTTTTGCATTGTTTTTGAGTTCGGCACCAGCGCTTTTATTTGCTTCGGCTGTACTCTTTAAGCCGTCCGCGTTTGCATTTCCGCCTTGTTTACCGATATTGTTCATCTCACCTGGTAGAGGAGATGCTCCTAACTTCACTCCATCAAGTAAAAATTTGCCAGCTCCTTGAAAATCCCCTGATTTAATCGCAGTGATAAATTGGTCCTTGCCACTTTGCCCGTTTTGGAACATGCCATTTGGCAAAGTTGAAAGAGTATTCATAACATCGTTATTAATATTTAATGCAGCTGTTGTATAATCTCCGCTTTGAAGTGCTGTAACAAACGCCTGAACACCTTCTCCACCGCGTTGACCCATGATTGCAGCTAAACCAGACAACGTATTATCAATTGAAGTGCTTGTAGAAACAAAATTTTGCCACAACGCAGACAACTGTTCGTCACTAATATTTCCAAGTTGAGATAATCCGTTCGCAAATGTTTCAGCGTTTAAAGTGCCTCCATTTGCGATTATTGCGTTCATTTCAGTTGCCCAGTTTTTTAAGTTTGTAGACAGCGTCTTGTTCTTCTTCGTTTGCTCGTCGATTTGAATTTGATAGTTTGCTTTTTCAGTTTCAGTTGAAGCGTCCGCTTTTTTCTTTTTCAAATCAGCAAGCGATTTCTCGCCAGTTTCAACAGCTTTTTTCTTTTCTTCATACAAGCTCTTTTGAACTTCTAAGCTCGTATTTCTTTCCTTTTCATTTAAGCTTTTACCTTGTTCTAGTCGCAATAAGTTCGCTTCAACATACAGCTGATTTTGTTTCGCTAACTCTGTTTGAATATCAGTAGTTTGTTGTTGTAAAAACTTCTTCTGTTGAGCAGTTAACTCTTGCCCGTCAGCCCAACGATTTGTTTTTAGCATATTTGAATAATCGCTTTGCAAAGTTAGTAACGTGCTATTATTCTTTGTTGTTTCGTCTACTAAAGTCTTATTTGCATCTGCTATAGCTTTTTTACGCTTATCTCCTTCGAGACTCTGAGCCTTTTCCATAGCTACGCTATATTTATCTTGAGACTTTTTAGTTGCTTCTTGATATTGTTCGTAAAGGTCTTTAGCCGCATTTAAGAATGACTCAGTTTTTTCACTAAGTTTCTTTCCATACTGATCAACTCCGCCGTTCAGCATCGTATCTATTGCTTGATTCGACTTCGAAACAGTTGTTTCAGTTTGTTTGGCAGTTGTTTCTACAAGCTTTAATGTTTCCTTTATTTTCTTGCCGGATGTTTCAGTTTTCTTTGCTGTTTTTTCGGCTTCTCCGCCCATTTGTTTGAATGCTTCAACTGTTCCAGTCAGTGCATAATTATCTTTGTTAAATGCATCTTTTATTGCTGAACCTGCTTCGACAAACGCATCTTTTGATTGCTCTAAGCTTTTCTTAGCACCTTTCAAATCCCAATGTAGAGCTTGAAATGCTGCTTTTATAGCATAATACAGCCCCTGTAGCGCTTTAATAGCTACTAACACTATTCGTGCTAGCACTTGAATAATATCAACGACAGCCGCTAAAGCGAAACCAAGTACAATCCACGCCCCCACGCCGATATATTTCAATATGTCTTTAAACCCGCTTCCGACGGGTTTTAGGGCTGATACTATTTGTTTGAAAACATCTATTATCTTGCCGAATGAGTTTTTCACCGCTTCCCACATGCCAGATAGAAAGCTTTTTATCCCCGCCGTGTTTTCCTTAAAAGCGGTATACATTCCATAGATAACAGCTATCACTGCGCCAACCGCCGCAGCAACAACGCCGAAAGCAGCAGTTGTTGAGCCGAGTGTTCCTGCTAATTTAACGAATGACCCTTTAATTGTATTAACTACAACTGAAAGTAGTGACCCGCTAGACGTCAAACTTTTTATCGCTCCTGCTAGTTTAGCTACTTTTGAAAATACGCTACTAATAATATTAAAAGCCACAAATCCAGCGGCTACTTTTGCCAACAATGGCGCCCATTCGATTAAAACAGGTATAAACTCTTTAATTTTTTGGATTAAATCAGAAAGTTTTTTCTGGAATTCAGGACTTGCTGTTACTGCCGCAAACTGTTTAAATGCGTTTTTAGCAACATCTAGCGCTTGAATAATCGGGCCTTTTAAGTTTTCGGCGATATTAGCAAGGCTCTTAACGGCTGCGGTTTTCATGTTTGCAAATGAACCGCTGATAGTGTTACCTGCTGTTTTTGCTAGACCTGCCATTTTGGCAGTATTCCCAGCCATTCCAGTTGTTCCTTCTTCGATGCCTTTTGTCAACATTGCGATAGCTTTTGTTGATTCTAAAGATCCTTCGGAAACATATTTTTTCATTTCTCCAACAGATTTACCTGTGGAATTTGCTAAAATTTGCCATGCAGGAACGCCCGCGTCAACTAGCCTGTTAATATCATCCGCATAAGCAACGCCACTCGCTTGCAATGCCGAGATAGCATCTGTCATCTGGTCAATTGATTCTGAACCATTTCCGACGCCATACGCCGCATCAGCAATAGCTGTGAAAACAGGTTTTACATTCGCTGCTTTCATACCCGCTGCTACCATTTTTTTAGCGCCTAATGCGACAGCATCGAGCGCAATTGGTGTGCCGTCGATAGCGGCGGTTAAATCCGTCATAACTAACTGTGCATCTTTTGCGGAACCAGTTAAAACAGTTAACGATTTAGTCGCAGTATCAATCGTATCAACACGCCCAATAGCGCTGCCTACGACGTTTTTAGTAGCCGCAATAAGTCCTAATGCCGCTGCTAATTTAAGAAGACTAAAACGAGCTTGTTCGGCGGGCTTTTCAACCGAATTTTTTAACGCTTCACGCATTCCAGCGCCTGCACCTTTTGCCGCCGCTTTAGCTGCGTTAAATCCGCTTACTAATCCACTTTTAATTAACGAGCCAGTGCTTTTCGCAATGTTTCCTAGGCCTTTTAATGCAGAAATGCCAGCTTGGCCAGCCGCTTTCGCTCCGGATTTCACAGCGCTAAATCCTGTTTTTAATGCTGATTTCACTGTTGTTCCTGTCGTTTTCGCCGCGCTTGCTACAGCGCTAAAAGCCGTTTTCATTGCGCTACTTACTGCTAACGCTGCTGATTTTGTAGCACTAGGAATAGCTTTCACAGCGCTAATAGTTCCTTTTACGCTCATATAAGCAGCAACTACCACCGCTTTGTAAGCTACTACGAAACTGTTTTTCACTGCTGTAGCCGCTGTTTTAGCAGCTACTGGAATACTTTTAATAACTTTTACAGTAGTTTGAGCAAAAGAAATAGCAGCCGATTTAGCTGCTTGCAAACTACTTACTAATGCGGATTTAATACTGATTCCAGCACTTTTAATTGCGCTAGGGATGGATTTAATGACATTAATTGATACTTTAACAGCTGACACAATACTACTTTGCACTGTCTTAGCAATTGAAAAGAAGCCGTTTTTGATATTAACTGCTGTGTTTTTGATACTTGTTCCAAGTTCCTTTATCACTGTAATAGATGCTTTAGCAGCGTTTACGAACCCAGTTTTTACTGTTGATGCAAGTTTAGATAGTGCGGCTTGTACATTTGAAGGCAACTCACGCATAAAGTTCAAACTAGCTTTTAAAGCATTTGAGCCAGCGCTTCCCATCGATTTAAACGCATTTACAAACGTGTCTTTTAATCGTTTCGATTGACTAGCAATATCTGAAACCGCTTCTCTATATGCTTTATCTAATGCCGCCCCCGCGTTAGTTCCTGCTTTTTCCAAATCTTTTTCAAAAGCATCAAGTTGTTTGTCTGCTTTTTTATCGTCTAAACTAATCTCAATTACTACTGATCCATCACTCATGTTCTCACCTCTAATCTTTTAACTTATATCTGTTTTTCAGTTTAATTAATTCGTTTCGTTCTTTTTCTGTTCCTTTTCCAGAAGGTAATTCCGCTTGCCTAATGCCGATTATCGTTTTAATTGTTGTATCATCACGCAAACTTTCTAACAATGCTCTAAACTTATACCAGTGCATCTTCCCGCGACTATCTAATAAATCAATATTGTAGTCTTGTAAAAAAGAAGCATAGATATAATCCGCATCTTGCGTTAATGAATATGAAGCAATTTCTTCCGCTTCGTCATTGTTGTTTGTAGCGCTTGGCATCTTGTTTCCGTCGATATCATAAAGCAAACCATCGTCATTTTCTTTAACAATATAATTAGTGAAAATATCAATAAGCACCAACGATTTTTCTTCAATGTTCGCGTATTTGTCTTCCTCATTTGAACGTGGCCAAGGCATATCATCAGCAAAAAGCACATCAATTGCGAGGTTAGCTCTGAACACATCAGATAAACTATTATCTTCCGTTAAATCAATCACTCTTAGAACGTTGTCAAAAGCTAAATCGAGCTTATACTCTTTCCCCTCGTATTCGTAAATATCGTTAACTCCAAAAGCGAGCGAAAGCATTTAAATCACTTCGCTTTTTTAGTCATTTTTGCTTTATATTTCTTTTGAATTTCATTTTGTTGTTTTTCTACTGAACCGACAATGATTTCTGCAACTTGATTGTATACTTGGTACATTTTTAAAATATCTTTGCATTGCGCATAACATTTATCGAATGCTTTTTCGTCATCCAATAAAATTGCATATGCTTCAGTTAAAGCCTCTTTTACATCTTCTTCTAATGTAAAGTATTCTTCTGAACTCATTTCGTCTGTATTATCAATGTTGTATTTATTTAGCTTTTCCAGTTTCTTCTTGTACTTCTCATCTGCTTCAATCCATTTGCGGCGCATTTCATCACCTAAACCAACTCTAAACAGTTCCGTGCCAAGCTGAAACTCTTGATATGATTCTTCTAATTGAATATTAATTACATTGTTTTGTGTCATGTATGATTTCCTCCAATTTAAAAGCCCCTACATTGAGTAAGGGCTTTATTTATTAATCTGCTGCTTCCACTGTTACTTGTACTACTTTATTGATAGAAGGGCTTCCTTTAGATGCAACAGTTATGTTTGCTGTTCCTTCTGCTACACCTTCAACCACTCCACTAGCATTTACTTTTGCTTTTGGTGGATTTGAAGAAGTAAAAGTTACTTCTTGACTTGCTCCGACAGGTAATACTGAAGCAGTAATAGTGGATGTTTCACCAACTTTTAACGTAATAGTCGCCTTGTCCACTTCGACGCTGGACGGGCTCTCCTCAGGGTTTTGTAACTTTTGGTGTTTCGTCATAAGCGATACGGCAAGCGAACGCTGGGAACTCCGTAGCATCCCCGCCGCCAGCGGAACCTTTAATTTCCGAAACAGTCGCTTTACCAATTGCTGTTTCAGTATCTGGAATTTCGATTTTAAACATAATTCCGCGATTTTCTGGCGTTCTACGTTTAGCGACAATTAAGTTTTGCGCTTCGTCTTCACGATCGTGTGTCCCTTCGAATGTGTAAGCTTCTGAGTAACCTAGCACAACCGTTTTTTCGTTGCCGTCACCGTCATAATCGCCTTGCTCTTCGGTGTTATCTGACCCATCGTCTGACACGTTTGTAATCCATTTTGACAGCCGTTTCCATACTGGCTCGCCCGCACCATCAACAATTTCAGCTACAAAGTATTTCGTTTTCGCATTTTTAATTCTAGCCATTTTTATTTTTCCTCGCTTTCAATATATAATTTGATTTTGAAACTAGCGCTATAAATGAATGTTCCATCATCGCTCGCCGAAACGAGGTTCGGCACACTAGTTGTTTCTTTGTCTTCTAGCACAAAGCTGTTATTTAAGCTCTGAATACTCTCTATTTCTGTCTTATCAAAATAAGCAGCAATTGCATTCAAAACACCTAAAACTTTCATTTCTTGCTTGCTAGATCCGTTTAGATTAAAAGAAAAAGACCGCTCATAAGAGCCGTCTTGATAACCTTGTTTATCGTTATTTGGAGTCAGTAGCAAAGCGATTGACTCGGGTTTTAATATCGCTGTTCTTAATTTCATATCTTTTAAATCGACGTTGTTTTCGATAGCATCCATAACACTATCTAAAAAATCTAATGACATTATAGTCCCTCCTCAACCGATTTTTGCGCTACTTCTATCCAACTTTCTAACTTATCTACTTTTGCCCGTTGGTCCCATTCCGGGCCAGCTAACGGATGATGTGTGAGTGTGAAATTGAAGTTTATTCCGTTGTAGAGTCTCCGTGCATAAATAGATGTCCACATTATTTCTTTGTCGTTCATAATAACGTATTGATTTGATAAATCACCCTCCAAAAAGGGGACATACAAAGAAATATCGGCAGCGGCTTGATTAATTAAAGCGAATTGTGCGCCTTCCTTGGCTTTTTTTACATTCTTTTTGGCTTTTGAAAGGTCAATATTAACTTTAATCGGCATCAAACCACCTCTATCTCCCAATGGTGCACATTTTCAGAGGTCGCATAACAAGGTATAACTTTGACAATCTTATAAGCTTTTCCAGAGAAAAAAATTCTCGATCTACTTATAAAATCAGCTGGCACGTTCATGCTGTTCACTGCATCAATAAAGATAACCGCGTCATATCTATCACTATCGGATAATCCCGCGATTTGATTTGATTTTGAGAAATCAACACGAACATGTTCAATCTCAATGCCTTTTTCATAAACGACTTGATTATGTCTATCTTCTTCTTTATACGCTTCATAACTAATGTTATGAATTAGCCAGTCAAGAGGCAACGGAGGGGCATTTGTTATCGGTTTTACTACTTTCATTAACGAACACCTACCCCGTTGTAAAGAAGACCTGTATGCGCTAAATAGGACCTTACATCGCTACCAATCAATCCGCTATTAAGTGATGTAGCAGTTGATGCAAAATTACTATCACTAATAGAAGTTCTTCCGATTGATACGTTATCCGGCTTAGAAACAGCTAACTCACTTGTTCCGCCCGCCTCTTTGAAATACTCGATTTGATTACAAGTAGCTAACTGTATTTGATGCTGAATAAATTCGCTAAACGATTCAATCCCGCTTTTGCGTATTCGGTAAAATGTCACTGAATCAATTTTTCTTTCAGCATGCTTTAACAGTTTGTCAAATTCATCCTGTTCCAAATGCTCCCCCGCATACTCGTTAGTATAAAATTCTAGTGTCGTGTAAGGCATAATATTCGCCCCCTTTTATCATGCTCCGCTAGCTGGTAATTCTTCAACTAGATGCTGAATACCAACAATACCGATTTGTTTGTCTTCGTAAACTTTTTCCCAATTTCCAGCTTTTGCTAGGTCCGCATTTGTTGGAGTGATTTCGTTAGCATCACGAACTGCATTTTTAAATTTAACTCCATATGGGTGCATTGTGAAAGCACGTCGAGTAAACACTTGGTCATTACCTTTAGAGGCATCCCGAGCTGTTTCAAATGTTGTTAACTTAGCTGGGTTCCCTGTGTTTCTTCCGATGGAACCTGTTGCAAATAAATATGAAGTGTATACTTTTGCTGCTCCTGTTCCTGTGGAAGGCACTCCGTCGTCTACAACTACACGATATCCTAAATAAGTTGGGATATTGACTTCCCCACGAGCATTTGGAATAAATGCAATTAAGTTTTGTTTTTGCAAGGCTGTATAAACCGCTGAATGCATAACCATTAAGCTTAAACGATCCGAAGAATCTCCAAGAAGCTGTTTTGCATCTAATACTAAATTCCCCGAAATTGCAGATGTTGGTTTTGATAGCAAGTGGGAACTTGCCAATGCACCGTTTTTAGCAAACAGTCCATTTAACACGGAAATTAGTACAGTTTGCTCACGACGCATCCACCAAGAAGCGATTTTCCCCATTAAAGCGTCTAAAGGGTCGTCTCCCGAAATAACCGCCGCAAGTTCGTTGACTGACCATCCGCGCCCACGATACATTACCGCAGCAATGTCAGCGCTAGCAGTAATTTTACCTGTTTCTAGCCCTTTTTCACCGTCACCTAAAGTTTCGTCTTCGCCGTCTAAATCGTTCCAAAACGGCATATTAACAAGTAACCCGCCCGCTGTAATATTTTGCGCAACGCTTGGATCAGCCACTGCAATTCCCGATTGGATAATTGCTGATTTTTCAGATGTGAAGTTATCCATGTACGCATTAAAAACCTCTGGTGTTACTACGTCTAATAATTTTGTGATTTCATTTCCCATTATTCACTCTCTCCTTTTTCCGTTAAAAATTTTGTTAAATTAAATGAATCTGATTTTAAATTTTCCTTCAACGAACCGCTGAAACCAGCCGGAGCTGTTGGATTGCCACTGAATCCAAATTTCGGAACCGCCTCGCTTTCTTGAGCAAACAAATAAGCATCGCTTTCTTGCAATGCTCCTAGCTGTTCGTCAAGGCCTTTCAGTCCTTCATCTGTCAGTTCTAGTTTGTCGTTATCCAGTAAAGCTTTTACAGCCTTCGGATTTCTTGCTTTCGCATTTGCTAAAGCTAAATCAAGTGCTGCACCTTTGCGAGTTTCTACTAATTTAGCTTCCGAATCTTTTTTCAAAGTTTCGTAATTGTCTTGCAGTGTTTCCAATTGAGCTTTTAAAGATTTGCTCGTTCCGGAATCAGTTTTTAAAGCTTCGATATCATCGTCCCGTTGCGCAAGCTGGCTTTTAAGCCCGTCTCTTTCTGCTTCCGCTGATGTTACCTTGTCCTTTTCGTTCTGAATCGACTTACCATGTTCGACCATAATAGAGTCGATAGTTTCCTTTTCCAAGCCTAATTCCTTCAAAAAGTCTCTTTCCATTTCTTATTCCTCCTACGTTGTTTTTACGTGATACGATCACGAGAGCCGACTTTTAACGACTTTCGTTCAGGTCGAATGTTAGGCATATACTTTTTCTCTGCTATACTGTCTTGTTAAATTGTGCGTTTTTACAAATGCTCTTAGCTTGCTTTGCTTCGTTCTAACAGCTTGTTTAGCCTTTTTAACTGTTAGTTCATCGCCTAATTCTTCGGCAGCTGACAGCTTGCGTTTAGCTGCTCTTATGTCGCGTTCCATCAATCGTTGTTGCTGACTCAACATATAAACGCGTTTGTTTTCTTCTTCGTCTATTAACTCGTTCTCGCCTGGTGCAATGTTAATGCCTTCAACGAAAGCAAAACGATGGTGACGGCAATTACAACCGAAAATCCCATCTCCATAACCATATCTAAGCTCTGGCGAGTAAATAGACATGTATTTATTGCCGTATTTCGTTTTTGTTTCTTCAACAGATAACAAACAGATGACTTTGCCTTGAACAATTGAACACGTTGGTCTAGCTCCTACATGTTGCGAAATACGCACTAAATCAACGCCATATTCATTCATTCGCTCATCTTCAACGCTGTTATAAACGCTGTTGACGGTTGTTCTTGTAACGGTTCGGACGTAAGCCTCTGGTGTCCATCTTTTATTAGCCTTATCTACAAGCGCAGGAACGCCATTTTCAGCGAATTTAGTTACTGTTTCCGCTAATGCTTGTCTATGTGTTTTTAAACCAGCTAAGACGCTCTGTGTCGTTTCGTGAATGATATCTGAATAGATTTGTCTTGCTTGCGATAACATCGTTTGATTGACGCGATTATAGTTGCTTTGTGCTAACTTAAAATAACTTCTCATTACTTTATCGACTATCGTTTGCCCATCGCTTACTAGTGGCAACACAGCGCCTGTTTCAGCTAATTTACTGAAATAGTTATCTACTTGTGTTAAATCGCTGTATCCCGCATCTTTAACAATAGAAAAAAGCTTCTTAGCTGAAACGCCGGAAGCTTTGGAAATTCGTTCAATCATTTGCTGATCTAGTGCATGAACTTGATTAAGTTTTTCTATTTGCCAAGCAAGCACATTATCTGCGCTGATATTTTTCTTTGTTTTCAATCGGCGAACAATAAGAGTGAACAATTCATTTTCGAGCGTTGTGTAAACATCAACAACAGGTTGCACAAACAAGTCGAGTTGTCTTGGAGTTAGTGCCATCTATATCACTCCTCTTCGCCGAATATCCCAGTCATATCGTTGTTAGGCATTTCCGCTTGTTTTTCCTTCGCTAACATTTCAGCCCACTCATCAGCCTCAGCTTCAGTAATATTCCAAGCACGTTGTAAAGCAATTTTTAGCGGAATCATACCTTGATTTTTAGCGTTTGTGTAACGATTGATAGTTGTATCTTCGTCTTGCGCTATAGAGTCGTCAAAATCGACTGTAATCGTGTCTAACTCAACTATATCGCCGCTATAAGCTTCGATAAATTTCCCGACCTCAAGAATGCTCACAATCATTTCTTTTATGCCTTGTTCAATTAATTGCGAATGACTGTTTTTAGTTTGATAGGTTTCTGACTTCTCGCTTACAACTTCTGTAGCTGTTTTTAAGCCGTTTTCATCGAAAGTGAATGTGCCAGCAGATAATCCAACTTGCATCGCATAAATGCGTAGCATTGCGTTTATAGACTCGATAAACTCCGTTGAACGAATCTCTACAGATATATCTTTTACTGATTTACCATCTGCATCCTGGTCACCTTGATATAAAAAGAATGCTTCATCAGTTGAATCGAAATAATTCGTGGTTGAGCCGTCTAGGTTAACAGCCGTTTTAACGAAGCTCGAAGGCACCAATACTTTCTTTTTGCCAAGTTTAAACTCTTGATAGTATGAATCGAACATCAAATCAAGCGTTTTTAATGTGTCTAATGCATTAGCATAAATGGAAATGCCGAGCGGGCTCGTTAGATTCTTGTTATTCGCAATGTTAGGTTTGATATAAGTAAATGTCGGACGTGTAAACTTTGACAATGGCGCAACAGGCTCAATATCATCAAACAGTAACGCTAAACTTACTTTTGTACCAAGCTCGTTCGGGTCGTCTGATTGGTATAACTCCGTTGTGACTGTGTATACTTCTACTTTCTCCCCTTTCCATTCGAGCCATTCGAGCAACGTATAATATTTATCGTTTTTATGAAAACTATTAGATATAACACATTCGTCTACATTCTCGCTATCATTTGACAAAGGATACATACAATCGGCTGTCGCGAATGAAACTTTGACGTTCTTTTTTCCGTCGTGATACACTTTTATTACAAAACCGCCCATCGCTTCGCCGTATTCGATGTAACGCTCCATATTTTTAGTAAAACCGTTCGTTTTCAATACATTAAGCACGAATTCCTCAGCGGCTTTATCATCAATATTGATTTTCACTTTCTCATTAAAAAGAAGTTTAGACATGTACTTAGCTGTAACTTTCGGCAAATTCATAGATAATTGACGTCTGTTAACCGGATTGCCATTGTGTTCGTAATTTAGATTATGCCATTCAGCGTAATGGCCTTGATATAGCCGTTTCCACATGTCAATATACTTATAATCTTCATCATTAGCATTTACTTTTTTATGGTCTTTTACATCTTTCAGTGCTTTCAATAGTCCCATTCTCCGCATCACTCCTTTCACGCTTGCGATTATTTGATTAATCAAGGTTTTCACCTCCTAGAATTTGAGACCTAACTTCCTTAGATTGTCTTTTACATAGTACTGAAAAGCATCACACGTATGATCATCTTCTTTGATGACTTCGGGCTTGTCTGTGTTGATTGTTTTAACATCCCATTGATACTTTCTATGTTCCTCGATGAATATTTGATTTTCTGGAATATCAAGATAATAAAAACGACCTTGTGCCAACAAATCACACACAAAGTCAATCATATCCACTTTTTTACCTTTTGCGACGGGGTGTAAGCTAACGCCATAATCTTTATAATATTGATTGCGAAGCCCTCCCTCTGCGCTATCTACTGTTTGCATATCAACATTTGTATTGTAGTTTCCAACTACTTTAGTCATAAAATCCCGCAACTCCTTTGAATACTCGCTAGGCGCTTTTTTAACAACTTGATTAGCAGGACTATAATAGTATGTGTTTAGCAAAATAACATTTCTTTTTGCAGTGAGACCGAAACTTAGATATGTTGTAGCTGACACTTGATGTCCTGTATCAATAGCGAAATCAATTAAAATAAGCCTGTCATCCGCAGGAATAGCTTTAAGCGGCTGAAACAGGTTCATGTTATAAACATTATCACCAAGACCAATTACCTCTCCTAGATACATCCAGCGGTAATAATCGAGGTCATTCTTTTTGTACTTCTCAATTTTCTTAATGATTTGCTTGGATAAAAAGCCTTTTTCATCATCCAAATAAGTAGTGTGATGTATTAAATAATCATCGTCACCACGTTTAGTGTCTACATATTCATTCACCCATTCGTAAGGATTGCGAGGCGGGTTAAATGACATGTATGTTGTAACTTCTTGACCATCCGGCAAATCTTCACGAATGAATGTGTCTTCTACAACATCAATATCAGTCACGCCAGAGAACTCCGCTAATTCCTCAAACCACAAATCGCTAACATAACCGACTGGAATTTTCATTGATTTTAGTTTAGCGGGATCATCACAACCAGAGAAGTAGAAGCCTGTCCCCCAAGTTTTATGAACGATTTCCATTGGAGATTTACCAAAATTGAATTGGTCAGCAACACCCATTTCATAAAGCGCCCATTTAATCTGCTGATAGACTGACTTATAAAGCGTATTAGCTACTTTACGTAGGCACACCATGTTAGATTTCGGATTAGCCATTTTCTTTTCTACGAGCTTCAAACTAATAACAGACGACTTCATAGAAGAACGTCCGCCTTTTGCTATGATGTGATTATGTTTAGATAGCCACAAGTCATAAAAAGCAGGATTAATCATATCAGTTACATTGATAACCTGATAATCAACTAGTTGTTTGTGTATCGTCGCGTTCATCGGTGCCACCTGCCTTTTTATCAAGGTAGGCTTGCATTTCGTCAACGTTCGACATGATAATTGTTGTTGTTCCTTGATTGCTTTCTTGCTTCGTATCTGCTCTTAACTTATCGATTTGCGCTTGAATAAGCTCTTCTTGTAATTTGTCTCTACCGCCTGCTACATGACGCTTAACAATCTCTTTTAATGCTGATACTCGTTGGTTGATGTCAGCACTCTTTGTAACGACGGAAAAGCCATCACCATTCGAAACAATTACTTCTTCTTCCATTTCACCTCGAGCTATTTCGGTGAATAATTGCATGGCTTCCGTATAGCCCATAACGCGCTTTTCTTCGAGTTCACTTAAAACCTTGTCTATATAGCCTTTTATAACTGGTTTTGACAAGTTTTCGGTCGCTATACGATTAGCCGTTTTCGAACTATAACCAGCAAGACGAGCGGCTTCTGTAGCATTACCGCATTTTATATATTCATCTGCAAATCGTTTTTGTTTTTCGGTTAGTTTCACTACATATCACCAACTCCCTTTATTTTAATAAAATACTTTTCTTATACCGACTCTGCAAAGCCAGCAATATTAGCTAGAAAAAAAGCGGCGCTTCTTTTTGTTTCGGTAGATTTACCGTAATAATCAAATACAATAGCTTTTTCGGCAGCATCAAGATTTTCCACTTGCTCAAAAATAGCTGTTTTTCCATTTTTGAACCAAATAACTAATGTTTTATTGCTTTCCATTTTCATCACTCCTTATTTTTATGTATCAAAAAAGCCCCGAATAATCGGGACTGTTAATATATTAACTTCGAACTAAATGTCTTATTTCAAATAAACTCATAATTCATATCCAAGTTTTTGGATTTCTGTTTCAATCTTTTGTTGATTTTCTTTAAATTGTGTTTCATTTTCTTTATAATCAGTGATTCTCACACGAACAATATCCATGGGATCAATTTTATATCCTGTAAAATCAAATTTTAGAGAGGCTATTAAATTAGCTATATATAACATTAGCTTATAATTATCAAATCTCGTACCTTTCCCAACATCTTCTTCTCCGCTACCAATATATGTGTGTTGAGATAACATTGCTAAAATAGATACAGTTTTAGGCGAACCATACATAATGACCTTTTTTTGCATATCTTTAAGAATTGTAGGTGCTTTTTCAACGAATTCATCCATGTCAGTATACGCAGACACCCATTCCCCAAACGTATTTGCCAGGTCATCCCCTCTGAGTTGTCTAAAAAAAGACTCTCGTTGAATATCCAATTCATTAAATTTCCTCTTATTTTCTACAGTTATAGCTTTGTATATCCCCGGAAGGTCCTTAGCCCAGTATCCAATAAAAGCTACTATTCCTAAAATTGCTAAAGAGATAATTGTTTGCATCATAATCCACCCTTTTATCTTCACTATACCAAATAAAAACCACCTGCTCAATTATTAACAGATGGAAAGGATTATAATTTTTAAAACTGGTTAACGCACCAGTCAGCGCCACATGCGTGTTTTACATCCAGTGTGGATAGGATATGAGATTGAACAGAAGTGTCGTCATCTGTTGAGACTAATGGCCAGATACAAAGCCTCTGCCAGGCAACATAGCAATCTCCTGCTATATCATCATAAGATTATAAATGAGAAGTGGAGCGCAGACTCAATATAAGATTTTATTTTTGTAATCATCTTCACTTCTCACTAATAACATTTTATCACCTTTTTTTGCTCAAAAAGTGCCCAAAAAGTGCCATTTCAATTTAGCACTTCAATCCCAAGTGTTGTTGCTAATTCAATAACAGCCTTCCGTTTCTCTCTTTTGTATTGCCTTTCTTCATAAGGAATATCAAGCATAATAGTTATATCTTGTAAGTTATGAATGAACTTCTCAAACAGTATCTTTCTATGAATGTGCTCAAGTTGATTCAAAATAGCATCATATTTTTTTATTGCTTCTTGTGCTGCATGAACGTTATCGACATTATGAATTGCAGCATCTTCTACTTTTGAATGAAATTCATTACTGAAATTCGGTGGCGTTAATTTGTATGTTGTTGTCATTGTCGGCAATTTACGACTTCCTGCCATCACACGCAGCATTAAATAGTCTTTAAAGAACTTTCTTACTGCTCTGACTGTCTGAATGTAGTTAATATCTTCAACTTGTGGTAGATTGAATAATTGTCCCATAAAGTCGCCCCCATCACTTTATAAATTTTCGATAAACTCCCTTATTTTCTCAACCTTTTCAGCTGTATCAATAAAAGATTCTTCACTAATTGCTTCTAATTCAATATTATAATTAGCTATTTCTATGTCCTTTCCATTACAAATTGTTTCTCTGGTAAATACATTTAACTTTTCAATTTTCATTTAAAATCCTCCTAAAACATATTGCTCCAAGCCCATAGAATCCCTTTAACTGCTAATCCTAGTACAAAAATTAATACTAGGACCCATAAAGCGTAAATAGTCAAAGCTCCTATAAATTTCGCTACTTTATCAATCATTCCATATCTCCTTATTCCGTTGATATTCGTTCATGTCAAAAATTTGATAGTATTCTTTTTTATTTCTTTGCGTATAATTTAAAACTGTTGACTTCGACACTTTGAAATGCTCTGCAATTGCGTAACATGTTAGTCCTGCGTTACGTAAATCAGCGAATTCACGAACTGTAATTTCCGCCCATTTTTTCTTTTTCACGATGCGATCAAACGTTTTTGTCCAATAAGTTTTTTGCTTTTCTTCTGTATTTTCTTTCATCAGATTGTTTAACTCTTTTTGCAACTTTAGTAATTCGTTTAGTTCTACATCGTTATTTGCTATATAACTAATAATTTCCCGCTGCCTTGTTTTGTTCTTTGTCATCTCCATTACTGCCATTTATCACACCTCCAAAAATTCCCCGCCTTTTAATTTCACACACTTAATTGATTGCATATAACGCATTTCAAATAGTTTTCGTTTGAGTATAAACTCGTTTGTTAACATGCCTTTGACGTCGATTAACTCCTCATGCCCATCATTGTATCGTACGAGAAAATCAGCTTTATATTTAATAGCTCGATACAGTTTTCCGTTTTTTCGAAAGCTTTCTTGTAACACAAACTCTGGCTGTAAATCGAAACTAACTACTTCACCAGTCATTTTTAATAGTTTCAATTGCTGATAATATGCTGCTTCCGCTTTGCTATCGAACTTTATATTGTCAATAACAACTTTCTTCGCATTGTATTTATTTCGCGTACTCGTTTGCTTCGTTAATGACGTACGCCGTATATTTCGCCTCAATTTCTTCGTCCCCCATTTGTTCAATTTCGCTAATTTGGTAGTTTGTGACTTCTGCAATCGCATTAGCCATAAATCTGATGCTCGCTAATCTTTTACTCAGATTATTAATATTTTCTAGCGCTGTTTCTGCTGTCATTTTTTTATTCACCCTTTCGCTCAAAATGGCAAATCATCTTCATTAATATCAATCGCCTTGCCTTCGTCTGCAAATGAATCACTCTTCTGACTCGTATCTGCTCGATATGAGCTTGTTTTATTGTTATTTGAATAATTAGCTTGGTTTTGATAATTATTCGATGTAGCGCCTTCTGCGTTGATATTTTTAGGCTCTAAGAATTGAACTGTTTCAGCAACTACCTCAGTAACGAAAACGCGTTTACCGTCGCTGTCCTCATAATTACGAGTTTGAACACGTCCATCAACGCCTGCCATGCTTCCTTTTTTCAAGAAATTAGCTGCGTTTTCCGCTGGTTTACGCCAAACAACACAATTAATGAAATCGGCTTCTTGTTCTCCTTGTGCATTTTTAAATGGGCGATTTACTGCTAGCGTAAAAGTCGCAACAGCTACTCCAGCTGGAGTGTAACGTAATTCAGGGTCTTTCGTTAATCGTCCTACAAGCACTACACGGTTCATCATTCGTTTGCCTCCTCAAATTTTTTAATTTGTGGTCGTTCTCCGAAATTTTCAAGTATATAATTTTTCGCGTTTTTAATTGCTTTTCTAAATTCATCTAATCCATTTACTTCGATTTTTTTCTGAACTAAAGGAATCACATTATCTTTATAATATTCGATTGCTTTATCTCGAGTGTCTAAAACAAAAACGTCTATAAAATCGACTGGAAAATTAATTAATACTCCGCCACTTTCAACTTCACTAACTTGTATAAAAACATTGCTTTTTGCATAGAACGGATAAATTGCAAAGTCTATCCCATCTATCGTCACTTGCATCCCCACCTTCACAGCCCATCCACTTTTCGTCGCAATCTGGAACACTTTATCTTTTTCAGATATTTTTATTGTGCTAGTCATTTGTTCTCCCCCTATACAATCCCTAAGACGACAAATCCGTCTTTTTGCTCATAATCCGTCATGTAAACTACTTCAACAGCGATCTGAAAGCCTGAAAATTCATGGTTCCATTCGCGTAAAATCAAAATATCTCCTACTTGGAAATCGCGGTCATTCTTTCTAATTTCGAACGTTTTTCGTCCTTCCGTCACAGCTGCAAAAAATTCGGGTGTTATTTTTAATTCGTGTGTTTTAGTCATTTAGACGCTTCCTTTCACTCGTATATTGGTCGTTTATATATTTCGTAATAATCTGTATAAATCTGCTTCGGCGTGTCGTCTATATCGTCATACATAGCCCTTTCCGCTGCTGCTCTTGTTTTGAATATACCTAGCGACTTCTCATTGTTCCAAAAACTACATATCAACTCATAGACGTATTCTTTATTTTTCCGGCTTTGTTTAGTCATTTATTCCAAACTCCTTCCGCACATTGGACAGTAATTGATATTCCTAGCTGTTAAACCGTAGTAGCTGAAAACTCCTAAGTTGCCAGTGCTATCTAGTCTAACAACACCAGGTTCTTTATACTCTTCATCAAAACTTAGTAAAGGCTCGTTATTCATCATAGAGTCATTCTTACAATACTCACACATTATTTCGCCACCTCTTTCACCATGTAAGTTCCGTCATCATCTAAACTCAAATGATACTCTTTCAATGTTTCAGCTTCATCGTGTAACTGATCACTCAAATCTGTTTCTTTGTCATATTTATCGTATAAGAATGCTTCTACGTCTAATTTTATTAACTTAACATAATAATCTTCATCAACTTCTCCATCGCAGAAAACTTGCTTAGCATTTT